TCGCATTGATCGAGGTCGATCCATCGGCAGCACCTCCGAAGATGGAGTGAGGCAATGGGCTTCGACATCGGCGGCAACACCATCATCAAGAATGCCAGCGGCTTCGTCTCGATGAACACGCTGGAGTTCAGTCCGCAGGGTCATGGCAGCGCCAACTCAATCGCCGGATATTCTGGCTGGAAAGGCGGCGACACTTACTACTCGGCACCGTCCGGCTGGGAGGTCAACGCCGCGCACTGGCAATCCGGCCTCAACACCGGCAACGGCATCTTCACCTGTCCGGTCGCTGGCTTCTACGCGATGGGTTACAACAGCATCCACAACGGCGGCTCTGGCATCTCAGGCAACACCTACGGTTATTCCGCGTTCGCCAAGAACGGCGCGATGTCCTATTTCGTGCACTGGAACTGGACCGCCGCCGGATGGAATACAGGCGGCACCTCGGCACTGTTCTCGTGTCAGGCAGGAGACACGCTGGCGCTGTTCGTTAATCGGCCTCCAGTGTCGGCTGGTCCTGATGCCATCGCCCAGAACTTGGGGATGTATCCAAACAACCATCACGCGGTGTGGTGCAGGCTGGTTGGGTGATGCATGGGGATAGACATCGGCGGCGTTGCGACACTGACTGCGCCCGGCGGCAATACGCTGTCGCTGGATGGTACGGCTGCGAACGTCATGAGGGTGAACGCAAGCGGCATCCTCACGCGCTCGATCACGCCATACATGCGCGGACAGATTTCGGGACAGGCAGGCACCTATAACGCTGGCGGCAATCCGCTGTTGGTCACCGCTGATGTGAACACTGGCAATTGCTGGAATAACGCCAACGGTCTTTGGACCTGTCCGGTTGCTGGCTACTACATGATGGCGTGGGGGAGCATCGCCGGTCCAGTATCGTCAGGCTATCCGCACCTCTTCAAGAACGGTGGCAGTATGCACTTCACCCACTGGAACTGTAATTCCAGTTGGCACTACATCAGCATCTCGGGCATCATTCTGTGCGCCGCATCGGACACGCTCAGTTTCCGCACGATCAGCTACAACCCGGCGACCGCAGGCGTGCACGGCAACGGCAACCATTCCATGTACTCAATCGCGTTGTTGGCGTGACATGCCGCTAGACATCAATGGATACGTCCTCTCAAACAATGCCGGTCTCGCGCTTGGCGCATCTGGCACGAGGATCAACGCGGCGAACTACGGCATCAAGGACCCGGTGCTGCCGGGCTTCCTCGGCGCTGCAACAGCCGATGGCACCTACAAGGTTCATCCGTTTCCGGTCAACAACGTGAACCTCAACACGGGCTCGCCGTGGAATGCTGGCAACTTCAGATTCACCGCGCCGGTTGCTGGCATCTACTACACTTCGTGGTCGGGCATCATCGGCAACGGCAGTCCGAGCGCAAACAACGGCTACTTCGCCGTCATCGTCAACGGCGGCAACTGGTACTTCTCGTACAAGGACACGGTCGGCACGTGGGAAATACACCATCTGGAAATCATGCTGAACCTGAACGCGGGTGACTACGTCACGTGGGCGATGAACATCGCTCCCGGTCCAGACGCTGGCTCTAATGCTGGCGGATATCAGGCCAACCACAACACCTGCACCATCTGGCTCGTAGGATAGAACATGCCGACTTACACGATCACACTGAGCGACGTTGAGCAAAAGGCGTTCGAGTACATCGCGACCGATGTCGATTTCTGGATTCAGAACGCGGTGCACGAGCGTGCGCGTCTCGCCATCGAGGAGATGGTGCAGGCCCACATCAACGAGACGCTGGCAAAGGGCGGATCGATCTCTGGCACCAAGGATGAGATCGTGATGACAACCCATCTGTTGAATGCCGTGCAGCGCAACGAAGAAGTCCTGAAGCAGATGATGACGCCGCCCGGCACACAGCAATTTCGAGGGTGACCATGCGAGAGATGACCATGCGACCAAGTTTCAGCGCCGATAAATCCACCGTGTACACCGATCACGGCGCGATCCCGTGGGACATCGAGAACGACCGCCCGATGGATCACACCGCAGAGGGTGGCAGGCTGTATCAGCAGGCGCTCGATGAGAACGAGATGACCTATCCCGATGAGTGGAAAGAGGTGGAGCGGCTACCGGCAGAGCCCACGCAACCTCCACCGCCGGGGAACGACCTGATGCTCGACCACGAGAACCGCATCCGCAAGCTGGAGGGTCAACCGGCGATGACGATGGAGGAGTTTCTCACCAAGCACAGGTTCATGTGATGGGATTCAACTTTCCTGACGCGCCGACAATCGGTCAGGTGCACCCACCCTACGAGTGGGATGGTGAGAAGTGGTTTCTGCAGATCAAGCCCGGCAAGGGCGATGCGCTGGTGACGGTTGGCGACACGCCGCCACCAAGTCCGTCAGATGGTCAGTTCTGGTGGAATTCAGCGACAGGGGTGCTGTTCTTCTGGTTCAATGATGGGACATCTTCGCAGTGGGTGGTGGCGTCTCCGGTCCCCGACATCTCGATGATCGTGACGCAGTCATATGTCGATGCCGCAGATGCTGCGTTGCTCACCCACGTCGATGAAGCCGACGCCGCAGCTCTCGTTCACGTCGATGCTGCCGACGCTGCGGCAAAGACCTACACCGACACGCAGGACGCTGCACTCAAGACCTACGTCGATGCTGCCGACGTTGCTGCGAAGTCCTACACAGACGCCGGGGATGCAGCGGCAAAGGCTTACACCGACTCCCAAGACGCAGTGCTCGCTGGCCTCATCGGCGCGTCGGTGCTCTACAGTCCGCAGTCGTTAACGGCACCACAGCAGGAGCAAGCGCGGAACAACATCAGTGCTTCACCGAGCGGGTGGATGAAGCAATACGTCATCAACGGCGCGATGATGGTGTCGGCAGAGAACGGCGCGACCGCTGGCACGGTGGTCCCGTATTATCCTGTCGATATGTTCTGGGGCGAGATTGGCGGCGGTGGCGCGTTCTCCATCGCACAAGTGGCATCACCGACGCCGGGAGGATCACCAAACCGCGTTCGCCTCACGATAACGACCGCTGCCGCTTTGGCTGTTGGCGATTATGGGGCGATCACGCAGGGACTAGAGGGACTGCGAACTCTCGATCTTAGATTCGGCTCAGTGTCAGCCAAAGCCATTACGCTGCGGTGGGGATGTCGAGGACCGGCAGGCACCTACTGTGTTGTGCTTTCAAACGGCAACCTGACACGCTCGTTCGTTTCGGAGTTCACAATTCTGCCCGGCGAAGCCAACACCGACATCGTCAGGCGCACCACCATTCCGGGTGATCAGGCCGGGGTGTGGGCGATTGACAACACCAGAGGGATGCAACTGCGTTGGTGCGTGAGGTGCGGATCGAACTACGCGCAAGCGCCCGGCACGTGGGGCACTCTCAACTCTGTCGGGTCACCAAATCAGTTCAACCTGTTTGGCACCGCTGGCAACGTCTTTGAACTGTTCGATGTCGCGATGTACGCGGGCACCACCGCGCCTTCAGAATACACGGTGCCGGATGTTGTGATCGAGAAGCATCTGTGCCGACGCTACTTCCAGTACCAGACAACAAGCAGCGCGATGTGGCTGCATCCCATTGAAAGCAGCGCAAACTATCGACGCCGCTGGTACGAGTTTCATCCGGAGATGAGAGCACCGCCAGTAGTAACGATGGCCAGCGTCAGCAATGGCACAGCCACTGCGACCGCCAACCAGATCACATCGTTGAACTGCGAACTGTCTGGTGATTCGAGCGGGCTTGGCGTGTACGTCTATCTTCAGTGGCTCAAAGCGATGTCGAGAATCTGAATGCTGAACTTCCCATCAGCACCGAGCATCAACCAGAAATATCCCGCGCCACCTGTCGCTGGCGTGCCCGTCTACACGTGGGACGGCGAGAAGTGGGTGATTGCCGGACCCGATATCGTTGCTGCACCGGGCAGCACAGCCAATCCGAAGATGAACGGCGTTGCTGCGCCCGGCACTGCGATCCCGTACTCTCGCGAGGATCACGTCCATCCAACCGACACCACAAGGATGTCAACCAGCGGAGGTCAGACCATCACGGGCGGGTTTCTGATCGCGCCGTATGCGTTGCCCACCGGCAGCGTTGTGATCAATCCGTTGCTCGGCAACTATCAGCACATCACCAACAACGCGCCGTTCAACATCAGTGCACCAGCGAGTGATTGCGCGGTTGACATCATGGTGACCAACAGCCCAACGGCTGGCGGCATCAACTTCGTCGGGTTCACTGTCGGTGCAAACACGGGAGACTTGCTGACCACAACGAATGGCCACCGCTTCATCATCTCATTCCGGCGCATCACTGGCGTCTCGACCTACGTCATCAAGGCTCTGCAATGATCATACTGCCTGACAGAACTATCGCGCGTCCAACGAAGTATCTGAAGCCGATACCTCGTCAGCAGTGGTACGGGCCGCATCCCTATGGTCCCGATGTTAAACTCGAATTCAACACGTGGATCGCGCAGGCGTACCGCGCCTCAGACCACTCGATGGTCTGGCATGGGCACTTCTATGATCGCGATGATGCCGACGCATTTATGTGGGCGCTCTACTCAGGCACGCTCAAGACCGATCCATACCTGAAGCGATTGCCGATCTACTGCTACAGGTTCGATCAGCGGCAGATTCCGATCTGGGCTCCCGGCGGTTTCGATCCGGAGATACTCGAAGAGTACGGCATCATGTACAACATGGTGTCCAACATCGGCATCGGACCATCGGACGGCACTTGGTACGCGCCCGGCGATTGCTGGGGTCTCGCCAACCGCGCTGGTGAATTCGTTGATGCCATCGGTCCCGGCGGCGGTGGTGGCGCTGGCAACGCGGGCATCAACTGCACAGGTGGCGGTGGCGGTGGCTTCGCTCGCATTTACAGCCTGCCGATATGGGCAGGTTACGGCGTTGGCTTTGGTGTTGGCCAAGGTGGCACTGGCGGTGCTGCAACTCCGGACGCCAGAGGCGGCAACGGCGGCACAGCGCACACTTGGTTCTGGCAGCAACAGAATCCGGGGTTGCGTGCTCACGCTGCCGGTGGCGGCAATGTCGCACCGGGACAGTCAGCAATCGGCGGCGGTGGTGGTGGTGGTGCGGATGCTGGCGCCTTTGGACATGCTGGCGGGCGTGGCGGGAATATCTCTGGTGGTAACTGCACCACAGGCGCAGGCGGCGCGGCTGGCCCCAACGGCGGCGGTGGCGCTGGTGGTGATGGTCCTCCTCCCAACACCTCCACGGGAGGTGGTGCTTCAAACGCAGGCGTCACTGGTGCAATCTATGGTCCTTGGGGACCGGGCAATGGTGGTGCTGGCGCTTACTCGGCGGTCAATGGCATTGTCGGCGGTCATGGTGCCGCCTATGGCGGCGGCGGCGGCGCTGCCTCTCAACCCGGAAGCATCTATTGGCACCAGTACGGCGGCAATGGCGCTGGCGGTCTAATCGTCATCAGGTACGAGCCGCAATACGCGCCAACGGTTTATTGGATATCGCCCAGCAACGGCCCGACTGCAGGCGGCACAGCGGTCAGGATCAACGGCAGCTACACCGCAGTGACCGGCGCAGACATCGGCGGCGCGTATCTGACCGGCGTGTCTTGGAACGGCACCGATGTCTACGGCACCACAGCGGCGGGCGGCGCAGGCACCTACAATGTCAGCGTCCATCGCAGCGGCGGTCCATCTCCCGGTGTCCTCGGCAGCGCGTTCACCTACGTCCCACCGCCGGTAGTTAGCTCGGCTTCGCCATCATCTGGACCGACAGGCGGCGGCAACTACGTTGCGATCTACGGCGCTAACATGGGCGGCGTCACCGGCATCTACTTCAACGGTGTGGCGGCGACCAGTATCTCGAATATCGATGCGAATGGTGTGCAGTGCTATGCACCAGCCGGTGCGGCGGGCGGCTGCAACATCACGGTCTACAACGGCTACGGCAGCGGCAGTGGCTGGGTTTACACCTACGTCGCTCCACCAACAGTTTCGAGTTGCGAGCCGACTTCAGGACCGACAGGCGGTGGCAACTACGTGATCATTCGCGGCGCGAACATGAGCGGCGTCAGCGTCATCCAATTCAACGGTGCGAACGCTACCGGCATCGGTGCCGCTGCCGACTACTGCGTTTGCTACGCGCCAGCGGGCGCTGCGGGCGGGGCCAATGTCGCGGTCTACAATGGCTACGGCGGCGGCAGTGCTTGGGCCTACACCTATGTGACGCCGCCATCGGTGTCGGCTGTCAATCCCGTCAGGGGCCTGACGCTTGGCGGCACCGATGTCACGATCACCGGAGCGAACATGGCTGGAGTGACATCCGTTGTATTCGGTGGCGTGGCGGCGACCAATGTCGTTGTGGTCAATGCGAATACGGTGACGTGCCGGACGGGACCGCACGCGCCGGGCTTGGTCAGCGTCTCCGTTGCCAACGTCTACGGCACTGGATCAGCCATAAATCTGTTCGACTACATACTGCCAGCGAGCGGCTTCAACATGCCGATGCTGGGTTTCTAGCAAGGGAGAGAGACGTGACCGCAACATCAGACGAGATGATCAAGCGCATCGAGCGCGAGACGAGACAACTGATTGGTGATCAGGCAATCCAGATCATCATCCTGCGGACGGCTCTGGAGATGCAGCAACATCCCGACGAGCAACCGAGCAAGCCGCAGCCAAATCCGACACCGCAGCCGCATGAGCCGGGACAGCCGGGGCCATCGCCGGATATTCCGCCGCCATCGCCAAACCGCTCACCCGTACCTGATCCGGCGCGACCGTCCATGAGTAACGGTCACCACCGGGAGAAGTCGCACTGAATGGAGTGAGGTGATGATCGATGCGCGAGGTCAGGTTAAAACATCGTGGTTCAAAGAAAACTCCACACTGATCTACTTCCTGATCGCGCAACTGATCGCGATTGGTGCGGGCGCAGCGAGCATCCTTTCCTACTCGGTCAAGCTGGAGACCAGAGTCCACATCCTTGAGACGCGCGGCGCTGCCTACAGTGTCGCGCGTATGGATGCGATGTCGCAGAAGATCACGGTTCTCGAACAGAAGATCGAGAACAACGAGGACTCGATCAAGCGTATCGTTGAGCAATACCTGAAAGACGGCAGCAGGCCAAAGTGAGGATTACGAGCATGAATCGAACCGACTTCATGGAGAGCGTGTCGCTGGACTCAGCCATGCTGAAGGACAAGAACTTCGCACTGCGTCAACTCAGCGACGGCTACGTTGTCTGTATGCCGCGCATCGCACGCACCGGCCTTCAGGAATATCTCGGCATCGAGATGGGCAGGCCCGAGCTTGACAAGGTGATCGTCTATCGCCCCGAGGGCGAAGTGTTCTCCAAGGATGCGATCAAGACGCTGGTCGGCAAGCCGGTCACCATCGAGCATCCTGACGTGCCGATCACTGCCGACAACTGGCGCGACTTTGCGGTTGGCCATGTCGGAGACGAGATACTCCGCGACGGTGAGTTCATCCGCGTGCCTCTGCACCTGATGGACGCCAAGGCCGTCGAGGAGGTGAAGAGCGGGCGCTCGCAATTGTCGGTAGGATACTCCGCGATTGTCGAGTGGGCCGATGGCGTGACGCCGAAGGGCGAGAAGTATCACGCCAAGCAGACAGCAATCCGTGCCAACCACGTTGCGATCACCCATACCGCACGCGGTGGACCTCAGTTGCGTATGGGAGACAACAGGAGAGTTGAAATGTCCACGAGAACCATCACGGTAGACAGCCTGCCGGTTACACTCGAAGAACGGGACGCGCAGATTGTCGAGCGGACGCTCGCCAAGCTCGCCACCGAGATCGCCAACGCGCAGACCGCGCTCGCTGCGGCGCAGACCACCGCGCAGAACGACACGGCAACGGCGCAGACCGCGCTCGCCAACGTGAAGTCAGAGGTGTCCACCAAGGATGCCGAGATCACCACGCTCAAGTCTCAGCTTGCCGATGCCAAGATCACACCGGCCAAGCTCGACAAGATGGTGGCTGATCGCGCCAACACGGTTGCTCGCGCCAAGGCGATCATTGGCGATGCCATCGTGATCGAAGGCAAGACCGATGCCGACATGCGCAGGCAGGTGGTTCTCGCCAAGCTCGGTGAAGCCGCCAAGGATTGGACCGAGGACATGATCACTGCCTCGTTCAACACGCTGAGTGTTGCGGACACCGGCATCAACAACGGCGCAGGCAGTCTCAGTCATGTCGTTCAGGTGGTCGCAGGCAACAACATGGGCGGCGACCAGAGGGAGCTATCCTACAGCGCCTACACCAGCGGCATCCAAGAACGCTGGAAAACCGCAGGCGTGCGCAACCCGCAGTAAGCACGAAGGCGGCTACCCGAAACCCATTCAACAGGAGTTACCATAATGGCCGACACCAAAGAGAGAGAAGAAGCTGCGAAGCACGAGGTTCGCAAGGATGACCGCACCGGCAAGGACGTTGCAACGCGTGAGGTTGTAGCTACGCCGCAGGCGGTGGTGCAGTCCACCTTCCCCGAGTACATGCGTGCTGGCGTCCCCGGTATGATCAACCGGATGGTCGCCTATAACGCGGTCTCGCGCTCGTGCGACACCGCTACAGGCATTCCGGCTTGCCGCGCTGTCTCGCAAGGCACGTGGGACGGCGGCGCAGTCATCGGCGGAACGCTGATTGGCTTCCTCGGGATCACCATCCTCGATCCCACCATCGTTGTCCCGGCGGGCTCTGGCCTCGCTCCGGAAACGACTCCGCAGTACGCCGAGCTTGGTGTCCTGACCAGCGGCGAGATTTTCGCTGTCGCTCCGGTTGCTGTTGCTGCCGGTGATCCCGTCCACTTCATCGCAGCGGACGGCACGCTCACCAACACTGGTGGCATCGGCCCGATCCCCGGCGCTCGATGGAAGTATGCCCGCCCGACGATTGGCGACCTCAATGTCGTTCAACTCGGTATCCAGCGTTAAGCGTCATCCCCGACGTTTGATTTAACCCTTACCGTCAGGAGGACGGACAGATGAACTACCAGAGCATGTTTGGAAGAGACGCGCAGCAAAGCGCGTACAACTTCGTGGTCAATCAGACCACAGCCATCGAGACTGCAATCATCAAGGTGCAATACCCTGATGTGCAGTATCCGGACCTCGTGCCAGTGGACACAGCCACGGGCAATGAGTGGGTGAAGAGCATCACTTATTACAGCGCCGACATGGTTGGTCGCGCTGACTGGATGCATCACACTGCCCTCGATGTCCCGCTGGCAGAACTGACCCGCGAGAAATTCGAGCGCGGGATGGAGATGGCGGCGATTGGCTATCGCTACACTCTTGAGGAAGTGGCGCAGGCGATGAACACGCCCGGCCTCAACCTCACGAGTGACAAGGCAGTTGCCTGCCGTCGCGCCTATGAGGAGTTCGTTGACAACATCGCGCTGCGCGGTTCTGTCGGCAAGAACATGCAGGGGCTGATCAACTCGTCATTGGTCACTGCAACGACAGCACCGGCAGACGGTTCTGGCTCGGGCACCTCGTTCGCGAGCAAGACCAACGATCAGGTCATTCGCGACATCAACAACGTGTTGACGGGTGTCGCGACCGGCTCGAACTGGCTGTACTACGCCGACACGATCTTGCTCCCGCCAGCCGTTCTGGTTGGTCTGGCTGGTCGCATCATCCAGTACACCAACATCACCCTGTTGGAATGGATCAAGACCTACAACGTCCTGACGGTGCAGACCGGGCGACCGATCACCATCGCAGGCGTGCGCGGCCTTGAGACGGCTGGCCTCGGTGGCATCTCGCGCATGGTGGCCTATCGCCGCGATCCGCAGGTGCTGAAGATGTGGATTCCCATGCCGCATCGTTTCCTGCCAGTATGGCAGCGCGGGCCGCTGGTGTTCGATGTCCCCGGTATCTTCCGTCTGGGTGGCGTTGAGATCAGGATTCCCGCTGCAATGCGGTATCTCGACGGCATCTAACATCATCGGCTCTCACCCGGTGAGAGCCTCAATTCAACTGGAGAATCTTAACATGGCGAAGATCAAGAACACCGGCAACGCGCCGCGTGGCTTCATCGATGATCAGGGGGCGCAAGTGACCGTGCCGCCCGGTGGCGAGGCAGAGGTCAATCTGACCGAAGCCGACTACGACAATCTTGTGGAGCTTCTCAAGAAGGAGAAGGAGACGCAGGAGAACGATCCCAATGCTCCGAAGGACAAGCCGCCGTCCTTCGAGATCAGCGGCGGCGCTGGCGGCAAGGCCCAGACCTCTACGGTCTCGGCCACGGGCAACCGCGTCGAGAACCCGAAGGCTGACGAAAAGCCCAAGAGGTAAGGTCAGATGGCCCTCACCACAACGATGCCGCCTACTGTGGAAGAATTCCGGAACGCGTTTCCGGAGTTCGTCTCTGCCACCGACGATCAAATCCAGATGGCCATCGACACCGGCATGGTCTGGATTGACACGTGGTGGTTCTGGCCAGATGCAAAGATGGCCGTGATGTATGCCGCCGCCCACTATCTCTACCTGCATGACAAGGCGAGCGGCGGCATGATCACGGGCGGCGGTGGTACTGGTGGCGGTGCGCCGCCAGTTCAGGACCCCGAGCTTGGTTTGATCTGGGTCAAGAGCGTGCGCTTCCGAGATCGCATGGTCACCTATGATCGCGTCGGCACCAACGAAGGCCAGCAACAGGCGAGTGGGAGCTATACGACTTCCTCCAGCAAGTTCTGGGAGTCCTCGCCCTACGGCAACCTCTACCTGTCTTTCCTTCGTCGCAACGTTCCTCATGTCGCGGTGATCTAAATGGAATACTCGCTCCCCGTAAAACGTCTGCGCATGACGATGGTGCTCAACTCTATCGATGGTGGCGGCTCGCCCGGCGTCATCGAGCTTCGCAATGATGAGCGCGTGATCCTCGCCACGCTGGTGCTGACCATGCCCTCGTTCTACCTCGTGGGTGATGATCTGGTGCTGTGCGCTCCTACGACAGGCTTCGTTGCAATCGAAGGGTTCGCAACGCTCGCCACCGTCTCCGATGGCGCTGGCAACATCATCATCGACAACATGACGGTCGGCGTGGATATGACGCCAGACCAAATCCACGATTATGAGATCGTGCTCGATGACAACTCGCTGTTGATTGGCAAGCAAGTCACCATTGTCACGGCAACCATCGAGCATGGCTGATGAGCACCGTTAACGACAGCAAGCCGGTTGATCTCCGCGTCGATGCGGTGTTTGGCGAGCCTGTCGTTTTCAAGCCGATGATGACGCAGCAAAGCGGGTATCGCGAGCGCGTGCCTGACCCCAACCGCGTCGAGGTGCTCGCTGTCGGCATCTATGACGATGGTCGCGGCAACATCGAGGGCTTTGGTTCGTCGGGTTCCATCCACCGGCAGGCAACGGTCGATACCCATCTCTCGATCCGGTTCGAGCCGATCAAGCAGTGCAGTCTGCAGAAGGGAGATCGTGTGTTCTTCCCTGATCGCAATGAGACGCACGAGGTGACGTTCATTCATCCTGAAGCTGCCGGGCGCTGGGAGGTTCATCTCGTTCGCGTGC